TCAGTGATTAGCCAAAGGATTAAACCGAACCGCATCCTGCAAGTAATCCGGTGCAAGATGCGCATAAGTCATGGTTTGTAAAATATTGGAGTGACCGAGTATCTTTTGCAGCGTCAAAATATTGCCGCCGTTCATCATAAAGTGGCTGGCAAAGGTATGCCGTAATGCATGGATTGCCTGACCTTTTGGTAAATCGGGTGCAACTTCTTTAAGAGACTGCCGTACCAGCAAATAATCAACATCTGGAAAAACCTTTCCGTTACCTTTTGCTTTCAACTCTTTAAATAATTCCGATGAAATCGGCACTGTTCTGTTCTTGCCGTTCTTGGTATTAACGAAAGTAACACGTTGCTGGATAACATCATTTTGTGTCAGCTTAACAACCTCGCCCCACCTTGCGCCGGTGGATAGACATAGCTTTGCGGCCAGTTGTTCTTTACCCGTTAGTAAATCGAGTAAGGCGCTAATCTCATCTTTGGATAAAAATCCCATTTCACGCGCATGAATGCGCATCAAATTAATACCAATAATTGGGTGTTCGTTGTGATAGTTACCGTTATCAATCAATACAGTAAACAGCGACGACAAAGCTCCCTGTTCGCGATTAACTGTCGCCGGTTTTATTCCATTTTCAATGCGGGCCGCTCGGTAATCAGCAAAGCTGGCGCGATTAACTTGTGATGCTTTGGGTAATCCCATAGCTTCATCAATTCGCTCTAATTTTTGTAATATGCTTTTACCCGCTTTCATCGACTGGCCTTGGTATTTCCACCACAACTCTATTAACTCAGTCAGAGGCCGATTATCTGCTGGTTTTTCCAGCCAATCTTTATCGTTTTGGGTAGCAATAGCCCAGCGCTCAAACTGCTGTGCCTCGGATTTGGTCTTAAACTTCTTCCTGATCCGCTTCCCTGCACGACCTTGTGGCCGCACATCGACCATATAGCCTTCAGCGCCAAGTGACTTAATACTCATCGAAGAAGTTCCTTTCGTAGCAAATCCCGCCTTTACCCCAAAAATTCTTTATTTTGTAGGCAATTAACCAACCTTCTGGCCTTTTTGGTTCGCAGATGTGCTTTCTGGCCCATTAGGGGAGAGATCAGGGGAGATTTGGCCGATTTCTGGTGCGACATCCCCTGTCATTAACCACATCGTGTATTTCTTGAACTGGGGATGTGTGGTGATTTTCATCAGAGTTCCGCCACCAGGTTCAAGTAACCCGGTTTCATATTTCTTAACAGTGCTGATTGATATTCCTGTCGTCTCGCAAAATTGAACTTGGCTTAACTGTTCCGCCTTACGGATCGCTTTTACTTTTTCACCCAGATCACTTGACATGGTTCACTCCAATGAACTATCTTTGCATGGTTCATTTTAATGAACCTTAAATTACTTAAAACTGCGTGATCTTAGAGGGTAGCACTTATGCCAAAGAAACAGAATAGAAGTGTGAATACGTCAATTATCAGGGAGTTGCCCCCTGATTATCCTTTTGGCGATAAGCTGTCTGAGTCCATCGCTGACTATGCCAAACGCCAGGGTATCAACCAGAACACCATCCGCACCCAGGCTGATACCGGACGTTTACCCATCATCCAGCAAAAGAAAGGCGCAAAGCGTGAAGTAAATCTGTATGCAATTTACTTAAACACCCGTTATAAAGCCGAGCGCTATGTGGAGATGATGAATTGATTAGCCAACTGCAACTATCCGCTGCTGCGCGCCAATGGGTTTATAGCCCACGTAATGCGCTGGTAAAAGTCAGCGAACACACCAGTGTTTATCGTGGATTCTCTATTACCCGATTGAAACGTAACAAAATAAACCTGCTGACTCGCTATCAGGTGAGCCAGGGCGATCAGTCTTACGGTAAGTTTGATGCTCAGGCACAGGCCACGGCTTACATTGATCAACTGCATCAGATGAGGAATGCGTCATGACTCAAGCCCCGCAGTGCCCATCCCTCGCCGCTTTATTGGTGAACGGCCAGCAAGTCACACATTACCGGCACCAACGCGGCTGGTTAGAAACGCCAGACGGTCGGCACTTCCAACCGAAAGCTAGCGAAGTGCAGTTTATCCCAGGACTCCGAACACCTTATATGGCAAAACCCAAAGCACCACGCCGCTGGTTTGCCCGCCTTATGGGGATATTCGCTTAACTCATCTTTGCCGGAGGTATTGCTATGCAAAAGTCTGCAAGAGCAATTGAACTCACAGCGGAGCAAATAAAAATCGGCCTTATTCAAACGGCCAACGTCCGGCTAATGCTCAATAAAGCATTAAGGAGAACGAATAGAGTTGCTGCATTTTTATCAGGTGTGTCATTTCGCCACAGAGGTTTGATTTATTTCACCGCTGGACTGCATCGCGATAAACATAAATTGAAGTTTCACGAGTTGGATAAATCGGATCGGTTAGCTGTTATTAAGGCGATGAGGGAATTATCGGAATTAACCGCCACATTCCCGAAAGAACTGCCCGATGCTGACGCTGTAATCAATCAAGACCGGTAATTAATCACCAGAAAAACCACAGGCGTTTTATATCGCGCCGGGATTCCTATTGCCTGAAAACGAGGAATAACAAAATGATGAATCGCAGACTTGCCGCAATATCCGCTTCAACTGAAGCCATGCATCAGCATTTAAATAATGCCCGAATAGAAGAACGCAAAGCCTTTGCACTTAATCTGTCAGAGAAGTTAACCGCCCTTTCCGATCATATTTCTCAGCGTGATCTTAATAGCATTGAAGCTATTGAATTAATCCGTCAGGTTGCTGAAAACCTCAAGGCTGTATCTGAGGGACAACGCTAATGGCTGACTTAATCGATATCGCCCAAGAACGACAAGAAATGGTATTAGCCGCTCAGATCGCCAATGCCCGCAGTAAGCCAACTGCACCGTCTGCTTTTATCTGTGAATGCTGCGAGGCTACAATTCCAGAGCAACGGCGTATCAGCGTACCGGGCGTGGTTTTTTGTGTCACTTGCCAGCAAATCCATGAAGAGAAAAAGAAACACTATCGCGGGATAGCATAATGGGGGGACGGAACTCACGCCGCCCCCCAACCCCGCCTCAACCTTACCCTGGTAACACTGAAATGTTTACCGGGGCTTTCTCATGGAATGTGCCGCGACCAGCGATTGCGACTGCTGCCGGTGAGAAGCCGATAAGTGAGGAACTATTCAGCCGTTTTTCACAAATCAATGAACCCATTCCGCGTGCGCGGCGTGTTATGCGTCGCCTTGAATCACTGCCTCACTATATCCGCCGCTACTACACCCAACGGGTGGAGAACATCAAACAAAATAGCGGAGCCAAACGAGCCAATAGCTACTTAGTTAACTCAATCGAAAAGTACCTATTGCCGCGTGTGGATTGCGTTACAGAGCAATATCAGATTGATATTCGATCGGGTGTGTTGCTGCCTTTCTACGATGACTTTCGCCGCATTCCTTACTATGGTAAGCGCGAGATCAAACGGCTGGCCTATCGCCTGTCAGATTGTATGACTGGCGAGTTTATCCGCGAATATGATTACCAAATGGGTTTACCCGACGGTGATATGGAAACCGCTATTGTTTCCGGTTATGGCTATATTGGTTTTTTGGCGCGCCAACTCAATACCAGCGCACCGGGCTGGGGATTATACGAAAGCCAAACCATGACAGCGGACGAAGCATTGCGTGCCACTGCCCGTATTGAGTCCCCTTCATGGTGGTTGCGCCGTCTGAAGCATATCCATGACCAGTGGCGTGAACACCTGATGATTGCGGCGGGTTATGTGCATGCCAAATCAGCGCCCTATTGCAGTGATCCAGCTCTCAAAGAATGGCAAGCACAGAAGAAATCTAACCGAGAATTTCTACAGGCGTTTGAGCTGGAAGATGAAGACGGAAACCGGATTTCGCTGGTTGATAAATATGACGGCAGCATAGCCAATCCAGCGATCCGCCGTTGCGAATTAATGACCCGAATGCGCGGCTTTGAGGATATCGCGGAGCAAGAGAATTTAGCCGGTGATTTCTACACCTTAACCGCCCCCTCAAAATTTCACGCCATGCACAATAATGGCAAGCGTAATCATAAATGGCGCGGAGCCAACCCACGGCAAACGCAGAAGTATTTATGCCGTATCTGGTCACAGGTTCGTGCGGCGTGGAAACGCGCTGGTATTCGGGTATTTGGTTTCCGTGTGGCGGAACCTCATCATGACGAAACACCTCACTGGCATATGCTGCTGTTTATGCTACCTGCCGATATCGAACCGGCCCGCGATATTTTTTGCACCTATGCCCGCTGGGAAGATTCGGAAGAACTGCAATCACAAGAAGCGCTTAAAGCCCGTTTTCATGTGGTGCCCATTGATAAAGAACTGGGTAGCGCCACCGGCTACATCGCCAAATATATCTCAAAGAATATCGACGGTTACGCGCTTGATGATGAGTTGGACGACGAAAGCGGCAAACCGCTGAAGGAAACAGCCAAGCGGGTCAGTGCCTGGGCGTCCCGTTGGCGTATTCGCCAGTTTCAGCAAATAGGTGGCGCACCGGTCACGGTATACCGTGAATTACGCCGTCTGCGGGATAAGGAGCTGCATTTATTCCCAGAGATATCACCAGCTCAAGTTGCCGCCGATGAGGGCAACTGGGCGGGTTATACCCTCGCACAAGGCGGCCCGTTAGTCGCCCGTAAAGATTTGCGTGTAAGGCTCAATTACGACATCACCGAGAACGGCAACGATTACGGCGATAACGTCAGCCGGATCACTGGCGTTTTTGCCCCTGAATCCGGTGCTAATTCAATTATCTATACCCGCACCACCACTTACAAAATTGTCCCTAAAATCAAAGCTGACGCGGATTTTTCTGTTGACGTTCAGGGCGGCCCACCGCCCCTTGGAGTTCTGTCAATAACTGTACGCGGTAGCTGCCCTCAACCGGAAAAATCGGTTGAAAGCACCCCGCCAGCCGCAGAATTTAGTTATCCAAAATTACCCAAAAACGCCACGGCCAAGCAGATAAAACGCTATCACCAGCAAACCAGCCAGCTTTTTGAGGATATGGGGCGTAAAGAACGGCGAGAACTGGTCGAACGTATCCGCAATGATGGGAGTCAAGGTAGAAAAGCGCCTGATAATAGCCAGGTGAAAAAAACAGACATAGCGGCTCAGTATCAGCCTGCCGGTGAATTAGCGGATCAGGTGCTCAGTTTCCTGCGAAAAATCGGCATAGAGCCGGAGCCGTGGGAATTGCGGGCGTTAGTGATGGGGGGTAAGGTGGATTTTGGGGATGCTGTTTTCTACCTACAGAATGAGCAGTTGTTATGTGACAAACATCTAAAATAGCAGTGAAATTAACACTATCTGCAATCAATTTTAGTGATCGTATTCGAGGATTAATTGACTTTATTATTTATCTATAATAAAAGTTAATAAAACATAACTATCTAGACATCATGAATAGAGAGCTTTTCCGTAACTTGACATTGTTATCCCAAAATCAGCCTTGGGTAGATAAAAAGATGGATCGCCTTGAAGATCTTTTATTTAAAGATTGTGTCACACATGATGAGAGAGAGCTGCTCATTAGCTTAGTTAGTAGAATCGAGTATTTAGATAGCGAGAGGTTCGTACAAATTCTTAAAGATCTAGCCTTGGATATAGTCAGTGACCCAGAGCTGCACGATAGATCTACTGTTGTTACAGCTATGACTATGGGTCATGATGCTGATAGTGGACAATTAGTTCTATATTCCTTAAAAACAATATTACAAGAGTTAAATTGGTCAAGTTATAAACATGTAAATAACGCAGCCCATGCGTACAAAACAATAATGTCGTCTGCCCCACATCGAGACATAGTTCTAGTAGATGAATTTGTGGGTTCAGGCAAAACAGTCATTGACCGAGTAAAAAGTATAATAAGCCAGTTTGGGACCGATAAAAAAGACGAGTTCTCTATTAAAGTAAAAGTTATTGCTGCCACAGAAGAAGGATTAAATAACGTTAAAAAAGCAGGAATAAACATTAGCTCTCAAATCACTATGTCTAAGGGAATAACAGATTATTATCCAGAAGACATAAGAAAAGAATACATTGATAAAATGCTAAAGCTTGAAGATATTCTTTCTAAAAAATATAATAATAGATCACTTCCAAGCTTAGGCTATGGATTTGCTGAAGCTTTGTATTATAGAGCTGATGGGAACATTCCAAACAGTGTTTTTCCAATATTCTGGTGGAACAGATATCGTAATGAAAGTACTAGATTAACGTTATTTACAAGAGCGATGGGAGATGCATAGTGAGTAATGTTAACAATATAGAATTTAAAATTCTAATTACTTTGTTTAGGGCTAGAGGGAAATTAGACAGCTTTTCAGCTTTTAATAGAGTTAAAATTCCTTTCCCCGATTTTAACCAAGCTGTAAAAAGACTTGAAAAAATAGATTTTTTATATTCAAAAGAATTTATAATTGAATTAACCATAGCAGGGAAAGATTTCATATTAAAAAACTCATCTAACTATGGTGGAAGAAAGAAAGTATGGAGGAATATTCCTCCTGATTTTATTTCTCCCAAATTAAATCCAGAAATAAAATATGTGCCTAGTATAAGTTTGTTAGATAGAGATATATTTCCAATACATAGGAAATATAGAGTCCAAAAAGTAATTGACATTCAATAAAACTTAGATACTATGAAATCAGTGGCTTACAGAAGCTAGTATGTTAGAGTGGTGTCGCTCACTAGTTTAGGATCGCGTTAGCCCAGTCCGTAAACCTCTCGTTGTTCGGTTTACGGAAGTGGGCAATATAAAGCTCGTAGCTCGTTACTCGCTACTCACTTTATATTGCCGGTTCGATCCAGCAATTTTTTGCGTTATCGCAAAAAGTTGCTGCCTCGAACCACTGGCTTAAAGTATTGAAGGTATCTTCTGTAAGTCACAACTATGAATATGAAAAAAAATACTCTTGAACATTGGTCTGAGTTCTTTCACGATAGAGGTATATCCTACGAGTTATTCGAGATATATCTAGTCTATATACAAAAATTAATCAGTACTGACTCTCCTATTATCTTCGAAAAAGAACATCTATCACAGTTGCTTGGGATAAATGATTCTATTCTTAATAAAATGATTAACAGTCCTAATAGTTTTTATCGTAAGTTTACCATTCCAAAAAGAAGAGGTGGCGACCGTAACATAGTTGCTCCATATCCTTCTCTACTATCTTGTCAGCACTGGATATATAAAAATATTCTTTTAACTGAGCAACCCCACTATTCATGTCATGGATTCACCCCAAAAAAATCCATTATTTCTAATGCTAAAATTCATATTGGCTCTAAAACATTACTAAAAATGGATTTAGAAGATTTCTTCCCATCGATTCCAATTAATTGGGTTGTAAGATATTTTCAACAACGAGGATATGCTAATAATGTTTCATTCTATTTAGCCGCATTATGTTGTTATGATGAGCATCTAGCTCAAGGAGCAGCGACAAGCCCATACTTATCAAATCTACTTTTAAAAGGGTTAGATGAAAGGTTAACTAATCTTTGTCTGAAGTATAACTTAAAGTATTCCCGATATGCCGATGATCTCGCAATTTCCGGCGAGTATGTTCCTCATACGTTGATCGAAGTCATAACAGAGATAGTTTCAGATTACGGTTTAAAGGTTAATATAAAAAAAACAGCATTACTTATTAACGCTCGAAAAAAAATAATAACTGGCATCGCTGTTACAGAAGATCATATTCGCGTCCCCAGAAGTTTCCGCCGTGAATTAAAGAACACTATGAATTTTATATTAAAATATGGTTTTATATCGCATGTGACACAGTTAAAAATAAAAGACCCATATTATTTATTTTCATTAATAGGAAAGGTTAATTTCTTAATGCAAGTCGAGCCAGAAAATAAAAACGCTCGAGAATGGAAATCTACATTAATAAACATCCTAAAGTCACAATAAATTATTTTAATAAAATCAAAATGAAACTAATACGAGAACTTCAATTGTTTTTTTATGAGAAATATTTTCTAGCCTTTATATTCGTCATTTATGTACAGACACTCCAAAATTAAACCGTAAATTTTATATAATCTCGCTCCATCGCGGGCCTTCTTTTATCTGCAAAAAGCACCCTACAATCCCGCACAATTTTGCACAATAAATTTGATGCTATTCCCCCCCCTCCAGCCCAGTTCTGGCGCGGCCTGTCGCCACTTGCACAAATGCACAAAAAACACCCCTTTTTGCGTGCAGGCGTGGAGGGGAGACAATCGCGCGCTGAAGGGTCTGGGGGTGGTCGGGCACCTTCGGCTGATGCGCCGCTTGTGGGCCATGGTGATGTGCATTCGGGTGATGGGTGCCGTGATCGGATACGTCAGGCGTGCGCCTCGCCATGGGGCGCACAGAGCGTTACAGCGTGATCGGGGAATTACACGCGCCGCGGGGCGCGCCGGTGTGGGTGTGGATGAAAATTATTGAATGAATCGGTGGGTCAGGCTTTGACTTCGGCCAGTGCGTAAGGGTTGAACCGGAATACCTCGACACCCAGCCAATCATTCAGGGCTTTCAGATCTTCCATGATGGGATACAGCTCATTGATGGCGAACACCTTCGCGGCTTTTTCGACATCCCCAAAGCCGCTGGTATTAGTCGGCATGATCCCCATCAACTGAGGCGGCACCCGGTGCGCGGCCAGCAAGTCATCGCGGGTCACGTTCTTGATGCCGTTAAACTCATCTTTGGCGGTTATCTCACTGAACGGCATGATTTGCAGGCCGTCTTTCTTCCCGCCTGCCGCGTACACGAATACGTTCTTGAAAGCCCCCTTCCCCCTGGCATCGGTCAGGGTGCGTTTGAGTGCCTGCACATCGGTATCGTTCTGCATAGCATCAGACAGGTAAACAATCACCCCAGCATGGCTACCATTAATGTAATACTTGCGCCGGAACAGCGTGGCGTCCTCATTGAGTAACGCCGACGGGATGGCGGCCAGATACCCCGGCAAACCGTAGATTTCCTGATGGATATCCGGCTCGGCCAGATGGAACACCGAGCCAGGCGCGAAGGCATAATCCTGTTTTACCTCGGTCACAAACCAATACTGATCCAGCTTAGTACCGCGCCGCATATATTTGGCCGGGACATGTTTCAATGCCAGCGGGCCACCCAGTCGATTCTTGCGCAATTCAAGGTAGGCATTACCAAACACCAGAAAATCCTGCACAAACGCCCCGGCATCGGCGCGGGAAAGCAATGGGTGCGGACGATAGCAACTCATCAATACCCGACGTTTAAAATTGAGTGGTGACTGATGGTGAATAGCCGAGTGAAAAATACGGGCCAGTCCGTAAAAACTGATCGGGGTTTCGTACCAATCCCCATTATGGGCGCACTCCATACAATCCAATAAATCGCGCTGATCCAGTACCGGCGTCGGGTCGCCAAAGGTAAAAGACTCCATAGACGATATGGACTGTTGGGCGGGTGGTGCATCCGTCGTGACGGCTGCGAGTAACGTTGTATTCATTTCCACGGTTAAAACTCCTGAACAAAGCCGCCGCCGGTGCTGCCGGTTTCTGCGCCAATCGGTTCGTTTTGCAATGCGTGCATGATGGCCCAGGCCACGTCACCGTGGCTGGCCCCTTTGGAACGGTCGGACACGTAAGTCACCATTCCGCCCGGTGTCACTGATTTACGGATGGTCATAAATGACTGAGCAATCACACTTAACCCTGCGTCATACTCAAAGCGACCACGGCGCATCACCATTTGCGCCTTGAGTACCAGAGCGGATTTCACGCTGATGCTGTAGACAAATTTCACGGCGGCTGGGAAGAATCCCAACACAATCGTATGTACAGCGCCGCCAATGCCAGTGCCATCAATCCCGATGAACTGCACATTGTAGCGCTGGGTCATTTTCCTGATTTCCTCCGCCTGAAGTTCAAACGGCAATCCACGCAGTTGGATGGCTTCCAGCACGCGGAACTTGCCCCCTTCAACCTGTGGCGGCGCAATGGCGACCAGTCCGGCGCTGTCGCCCCCTTCGCCTTCGCCGTTAGGGTCGTAGCCAATCCACACCGGCGTATTACCTAGCGGTCGCGGTGAATAGGGCCGCCAGTCGTCCCACACGCCTGCGTTCCAACCATCCACCCCGCAGTTAATCAACTCACTGTAAGAGAACGGCCGTTCACCGTTGGTGATGGGCTGGCACATGTACAGGTTGTTGAATTCATCCGGGGATTTTTTGGCGATCAGATCGTCAACGTCGATACGGTCAAAACCCAGTGCTGCGGCGTCTTTGACGGTCACAACCTGCTTCCATTGCATATCGGCGCAAATCTTGCCGTTTTTCAGGTTCTTGTGGGTAATATCAATGTTGACCTGGTCGGCCTTTTTGCGGCCATCGTTAAACAGGTCGCCCGACCAGAAACGCCAGGCTTCGTGCTCTTCACTGGAGACGGTAGAAAAATAGGTTTCTATCAGCCCAATTTGGGTCGCCATACCGGCGGCTACGCTGCGCAGGTTGATAAAATTACTGGTCCAGAAATATTCGTCAAAATACAGGTTGCCGGTATACGACTGCGCCGACGCGGCCGCAGTGCCGAGGAAATGCAGCTCGGCCCCGTTGGACAACATAATCGGATCGCCTTTCAGCTCGACACCCACCTCGGCGGCAAACTTGATAATAAAGCGTTTGAACTGATGCGCCTGGGCGCGGGAGGCGGACAGGAATATCTGATTGCGGCCGGTTTCCAGTGCGTCGATCAGGGCTTCACGGGAGAAATACCAGGTCGCCCCAATCTGGCGCGACTTGAGGATATTCCTGATAGTAACCGCCAGACTTTTGGCTTTGAACCAGCGCTGTTGGTGCTCGTAAAGCCCATCGTAAAACCTGACTCTCAGCTGCGCGATCTGTTCATCAGTGAAATGGTTCTTCGGCTGTTTCTTACGGCTCTCGCCGCCCTCGTTATTCAGCTGGCGGTCAAAGCGCACCAGTTGGCGCGCCAGCAAATCAATCTCTTTAAAATCCCGCCCGCTCTTCTCGGTTTTATCAATCAGTTGGTTATAACGGGCCTCAGTGGTAAAGCGCACTCGGTCAAGGGGCGCGGTTTTGTCCCAGTTCTCGCGCTTGCGCCGGGAATACAGCGTATGCACGTTGAAGCCGGTTAATTGGGCGATATGGGATATCTGGTATCCCTGCCAGTAAAGACTACGGGCATCGCGAACAGATTCGGGGGGGTGTTTGCTCATGAGGCTTAGGCTATCGCGCCCGCGTGACTGGCGGCGAGGGGATAAAGTTGTACCAGACCTCTTACAATAACAAGGCTTTGCGCGGGTTTAGGTGCTGGGGTGATGATGGTGTCCGCTGCCTATTGCACACCGACTGCTGATACCCGGAGCATTGTTATATGCCTAAATTATCCAAGTTTTTCCGCGTTGCCGTTGAAGGGGCAACCACTGACGGCCGTGTCATTAACCGCCAGGACTTAATCGATATCGCATTTACTTACGACCCGAAAGTCTACGGTGCCCGCGTGGATCTGGAGCACTACAAAAGCCCCTACCCTGATAGCGTATTCCGCTGCTATGGCGATATTACCGCTGTCAAAACGGAAGAAATCGCCGACGGCGCGCTGAAGGGCAAAATGGCGCTGTTTGCCCAGATTGATCCGACCGATGAATTGCTGACACTGAACAAGAGCCGCCAGAAGGTTTACAGCTCTATCCAGTTCGATCCGAACTTTGCCACCAGTGGCCGCGCTTACCTGAAAGGACTGGCACTGACTGACGACCCCGGCAGCTTAGGCACTGAACTGCTTCAGTTCTGCGCCAAACAGGTGGCCGAATCCAAACCCAATCCGCTGGCCGGTCGCAAACACACCCCTGATTGCCTGTTTACCGCACTGGAAGAAACTTTTATTGAGTTTGAAGAGGTGCAGGCAGCGGACGACACCAGCAAGAAATTCACCGCCAAAATCAAAGAATTGCTGTTTGGCGCTGAAAAGAAAACTGATGGCAATCTGGACGATATCCGCCAAGCGGTGCAACTGGTTGCCGAGAGCCAGAAAACACTGCTGGAAAGTCAGCAACAATTTGCCGCCAGCCGACAGGAAGTTGCTGACCTGAAAGGCCAGGTATCAACACTGACGACCTCACTCGCCACACTGACCACTCAGTTGCAATCCGAAGATAGCCAGCATACCAACCGACCACCGGCCAAAGGTGGCCCAGAAGGCGGCACCGACGACGTTATTGACTGCTAAATCGCCCTATTGAATGCACAGGAATAAAGAACATGAGAAATGAAACACGTGATAAATGGGACGAATATCTTTCCGCACAGGCCAGGCTAAACGGCCTACCTCTGGATCGGGTAACCAAGCAATTTACGGTCGCTCCCGCCGTAGCCCAAACGCTGGAAGATAAAATTCAGCACTCCAGTGATTTTTTGAAACGTATCAGCATTAACCTGGTGCCAGAGCAGGAAGGCCAGCGCATTGGTATTGGTGTCAGTGGCCCGATTGCCAGCCGCAACACCTCCACCACGGTGCGCCGTGAGCCGAATTCACCGGAAACCATTGAAGATAATGGCACCTACCGCTGCGAACAGACCAACTCTGACACCTATATCAGCTATGCGCGTCTGGATGCGTGGGCCGGTAAGCGTGACTTTAAAACCCGCGTCACCAACCAGATTATTACGCGCCGCGCACTGGATCGCATCATGATTGGCTTTAACGGGAAGTCAGTGGCGGCCAGGTCAGATATTGCCGCTAACCCGTTATTGCAGGACGTGAATATCGGCTGGTTAGAAAAGTACCGTCTGTTTGCCCCTCAACGTGTGATGGCTGACGTGATGGTATCCACCCGCGATGAGGACAACAAACTGATTACCAGGGGGCAGTATGGCAACCTTGACGCACTGGCCTTTGATGCCGTCAACAGCCTGATCGACCCGTGGTATCAGGACGACACCGGCTTGATTGTTATTTGTGGCCGCAAACTGCTGGCTGACAAGTATTTCCCAGTGCTGAACACCGTCAGCGGCAGTAATCCCAACACCGAAGCACTGGCCGGTCAAATGTTGGTATCACAGAAGCAAATCGGCGGGATGCAGACCTACCGCGCGCCGTTCTTCCCAGCTGACGCTATGTTTATCACCACCTTCGACAACCTGGCTATTTACGTGCAGGAAGGAACACACCGCCGCACCATCAAAGAGGAACCGGAGTTTAACCGCGTCACCACCTATGAGTCGGATAACGAGGCTTATTGCGTGGAAGATTACGGTTTCGGTTGCCTGATTGAAGGCATCAAAGCCGGTGAGCCGATTTAACGGTCGCCAGTTACTGACGGGCGGCCCAGCCGCCCCATTACGCCTAGGGGGCATGATGTTAACTCCAGCACAACGCCATTTCGATAAAGTGATGGCAGAACGGCGCGGCACCAAGGACGACGTGGTGCAAGGCTCCGCCTACGAACAACAGCTTTACCGGTTGCGCATTGATCAACGCCGCCTGTCGCAATTTCAGTCACATACCACCCGCGCAGACATGAAGCGGGAAATGCTGCCCGCCTATGACGGCTGGATCGAGGGGGTACTGAGTGCCAACACCGGCCAGAGTGACGAGATTGTCACCACCTGCATGGTGTGGTCAGTGGATGCCGGTTTATATCGTGATGCATTGCGCCTGGCGGAATATGTGATCGGCCATAACCTGCCGATGGCGGACAAATACCAGCGCACGGCCGCCTGTTTCGTTGTCGATCAACTGTCTGAAGCCGCGTTACTGAATTTCAAAATTGCATCTACCAATAATCCGGCAATTGAAATTGATATTTTGCTGCGCCTGCAAGAACTGACGGCGGATAAAGATATGCCGGATGAGGCCCGCGCCAAGCTGCTTAAGGCGATTGGTTACACCCTGCGTCAAAGTACCAATCAGGCTGATCAGGCCTCTGCGCTTATCTGGTTGCAGCGGGCTTTGGCCGCCAACACGGATGTCGGGGTGAAAAAAGATATTGAAGTGCTAGAGCGGAATCTGAAAAAAGCCGCACTGATTGCGGCCAGCGCTGAAGGCAGCGGCGTAACCGACAACGAACAGACCACAGCAACCGACGTTACCGCAGTCAGTGGGGCTGATGTGGTCGCCACTCTACCCGATGCCCCAGCCGTGACCGCAGAAGCCACCGCCAGCACACCGGCGAAAACGGCCAGCAAAACCAAATCCGCTACCGCTGCCAAAAAACCGGCGGCCAAAGCCAAAACAAACAGGGTACGCGCCAAACGTACCCCCTGAATCGTGCCCCGCACGTCGGGCGGCACGCGGGAATAAGACTTACCCCTGATAACCGCGTCCACCGCCCATTTTATTGATGGTGATGCTATGAGTTTTCTCGCCAAAGAGCCGGTACACCCGGCAAGTCCGCCGGAAGGGCCGGACGTGACGATCGCCAGCGCACCGTTTTGGCCGGAGATCTCGCTAGGTGATTTACGCAAGGTGATGCGTCTCGACGGTAACGTCACCACCGAACGCCTGAGAGAAGCGGTGATCGAGGCCATCAGTAACACCAACGGCCAGTTACGACAATGGCGCACCGAACAGGAGGCCGTGGGCGTGATGGCGCTGGAAGATGTCGAGTCTGAGGAAGTTGACGGTGAATCTATGCGGGTACAGCGTTACCGCCGCGCGGTTTACTGCCATACCAAAGCCAATTTGACCGAGCATTATCGTGATATGGACACCACCGGCGACGGCAATAAACGCGCGGATGCCCTTGACCCACAAATCACCGACCTATGGCGAGATGCCCGCTGGGCCATCAGTGATGTGCAAGGCCGTGAACGCGGCATTGCCGAGTTGGTGTAAATGCGTGTTCAGGCGCAACAGTATGACACCGTTGACGCACTGTGCTGGCGTCATTATGGCCGCACCGAAGGTGTCACCGAAGCGGTTTATCTGGCCAATCCGGGATTGGCCGAGTTGGGGCCGGTACTGCCAACCGGCTACTGGCTGGAATTACCCAACACCACCGCACCGGCACAACAAAATATTATTCAGCTGTGGGACTAATCGCCACAGCCACGGCACCCCAAAGGGGGTAACGGACATGAAAATGCCAGAAAAAGATCCGCGCTGGATAGGCGCGATGGTGGATTTTTATTCCACGCATTCCACGGTAATCAACGGCTTTCTGGTCGGCTTTATTGTGGCGTTTCGCCGCGTGGTCTGGGGTGGCGGTAAATTGCGCGAAGGGATTGGCGAAGGGGTGGTGTGTGGGCTGGTTGGCGTTAATATCGGGCCAGTCATTTCCCCGATGCTGATCCGTGCCATTGATGCTATTCCCTGGCTAAACGGCGCATTAACCGAAGTCGCCGCCGGAAAGGTGGAAATCTTTATCAGTTGCCTGGTCGGGTTGATCGGCTTGCAAGCCATCCGTGAATTGGTGTTTAAAATCGTGAATAAAAAGGCGGAAACCCCTGATGTCAAACAATAAGTTTACTCTCGGCAAGGCCAGCGAAAACAACCTGATCGGGGTGCATCCTGACCTGGTCAAGGTGGTGCGCCGGGCGCTGGAACTGACCCCGATTGATTTTAAAGTGATTGAGGGCCGCCGCACGCTGGAACGCCAGCGTGAACTGGTCAAAGCCGGTGCCAGCCAAACGCTGAACAGTCGCCACTTAACTGGTCATGCAGTCGATATCGTGCCGTTGCCAGACGGCAAAGTGAGTTGGGAATGGAAATATTTCTATCCGCTGGCCGAGGCGATGAAGCAGGCCGCCGCCGAACTGGGGATCGCCGTGGAATGGGGCGGTAACTGGACAACCTTTAAAGACGGCCCGCATTTTCAACTGCCCGCCCGTCAATATCCGGGTTAATTCATGTCAATTATCAATACAGCCCCACTCGCCTGGACAGTTGCCGCAGCCTTATTGGTCGCCGGTGGCGTACAAACTTATCGTTTGTCTGAGGCTCGACAAGCAGTGATTGACCAGCAAGCGGCCGAAACAGCCAGTAAAAACGGCCAGCTTATCGCCCTGGCACTGACCGCCAATGCCAACAATCAGGCACAGGCGCAGTTACGCCAACAGGTTGCCAGCGCGGATCAGTTGTTGGCGCAACGCCACAGCCAGCTTAAGAGGTTATACCGTGAAAACGAAACGTTACGCCATTGGGCTGATACTCCCCTGCCTGATGATATTATCCGGTTGCGCCAACGGCCCGCCCTCACTGGGGCCGCAGATTACCGTCAATGGCTGTCCGACAGTCACGCCCTGCCGGTTTCCGGCGGCCAGTCCGCACACTAACGGCGATTTAAACGACGATATCGACCAGTTAGAAGCGGCTTTACACGCCTGCGCGGCCCAGGTTGATACGGTGCTGGCCTGTCAGCAAGGAATGCCCGATGTTAAAGCCTAATCTATTACGTGCCACACTGAGTAAAGCGGTGCCTTACCTGCGGGAGAACCCCGACAAACTGGCTATCTGGCTGGATAAAGGGACAGTCGTCGCCACTGGGCAAAAATCGCTGTCATTCGAATATCGCTACACCGCGCACGTTATCGTGATGGATTACCCCTACAGCATGGACACGGTCACCTTGCCCACCATGCTGTGGATACACCGCCATCAGCCGGAGTTGATTTTCAATCCCGACCGACGCAAAACCGGCTTTACCTTTGAGGCGGATATTCTCAATAACACCACCGCCGATATTGTGCTGCATATCGAACTGACCGAAGCGGTTAGGGTGTCGGACGTTAACGACACCTTGGCATTAACGCACCTTGATGAACCCGCCGATCCACGTAGCGAGATGCTGGCAGCTTGGAAACACGCCGCCGCCAATACCCCTTGGGCGGGCTGAGCACAGACAAAGTTGATTGAGGGGAAATGTTCCGTTGGGGTCGTAGTCGCGTAAGCGACCGAAGCGCCCCTAGGGACAGTCGCCCCGTCAGTCTCAGAGCGGCAATATAGGTTGGTCATTAACCTCGCACAGACAAAAATGACTGTGTTGGCCATAAAGCGAAAGAGGCACCATGGATAACGAATTTCAGGAACTGGAACAGTATTTACAACGCCTGATAAATCGCGGGAAATCGGGCGCGCGCCACAAGCTGAGCCGGGACATTTCCATCACCCTGCGCCGTGGTCAGCAACAACGTATTCGCCAGCAATTAAACGCGGACGGTTCCCCGTATACCAAACGCAAAGACAGCATTAAAACCGTGCAAAAACGCCTGCGCTTTATTTACCAGGGCACGGTGCGCGACCTGAAAAACTGGTCAGGCAATAAGCGCCAGATAACTGGCTGGGATAACGACCGTAACGCTATCCGCACCTTTAACCGTGTCGATATTGACCGGTTTTTATCGGTAGAAACGCAAGCCACCACCAAACGCACCAGTAAAAAACAGCCGATGTTTCGTCGCTTACGCAATGCCACATTCTTACGCCTTCAGGCACTGCCCGATTCTGCCGGTGTGGCTTATAGCGGCGTGGCGGCCAAAATTGCCCAGGTACACCAGTACGGTGGCACCGACCAGGTGAACCCGTATGTGAAAGCGGACTATCCGGCCCGCCAATTGCTCGGCATTACCGCCAAAGACAGCGATAACGTGCTCAATCAGGTATTTGATTTTATCGCCCAGCCTTAGCTTGCGGTCAGGGTGAAAAACTCCGCTGGATCGCGTATATTTGTTTTATCTGCATTTCTATATGTACGACTGGAGATGGTAATGGCGACTGTAATGACGAGTTTGGCTGAGAAAAAACAGTACTTTGACCGTGTGAAGTTAGACAACTATCGGCAAAGTATGCGTTTGGAAGGCTTGAACAGCACCAATCAAACGCTGCCAACGTCAAAGAATGAAAGGGCTAAGCTAAAACAAAGCCTGATTAATAAATATACTGCCCAAAACCAGCCGAGTTCGCGGTGAGTAGCGACAAATACGGTGATGGCCCAGATCCTTATACCTACCCGAACAGTCAGGTGTTAATCAATAAATTGGGCATTACTGATGATGACCAGTTTATTGAGATGGAAAAAGATTTTTCCGAGCTGGCTATTATGGAGATCGAATTTAGCCCGCCGCCCTATGATTTGCTTTACTGGCGTTCGCTGCACCGCGCCCTATTTGGTGATATTTATCATTGGGCCGGAGAACTGCGCACCATTGATATTTCCAAAGGGACAACCCGATTTTGCAATACCAATCGTATTGAACCTGAAGCGAACCGGCTATTTAGCCAACTGGCGCAAGAGAATTATCTGGTTGGCCTGCCCTATGATTCGCTGATTGTAAAGCTGGCGGAATACTATTCAGACCTAAATGTTATCCACCCTTTCCGTGAAGGCAATGGCCGCGCGCAGCGGTTACTGTTCGAACATATGGTTATCAACTGCGGCTTTCAAATCTCCTTTGCGGGCGTCAGCCCTGATGAATGGATTCAGGCCAATATTGATGGCTACAATTGCCACTATCAACGCATGATTGAGATATTTTCCCGCTGTATTCGTTAATCCCTACCCTCACCCTTCACATCCCTAAATATTGTCACAGTCCCCCTACAACTGTCGCGCATTGCACCCCTGCCCGCGCGCGTAAACAATACCGTTACGCTGAATAACGAGTATTGACCGCCATGACCAACGCCGAAATTTATCGCCTGATAATGAATCTGATCCGTTTCGGTATCGTGGAACAGGTGAATTTAGCCCTTGATCCGCCCATGGCCCGCGTGCGCTGCGGTGAATTACTGACAGACTGGTTGCCGTGGTCTGCCCATCGCGCCGGAAATGCCCGCACATGGTGGCCGCCAACCGAAGGGGAACAGGTGATTATTTTGGCCGCTGGCGGTGAACTGTCCGCCGGGGTGATTATTGCGTCTCTGAATCAGAAAAGCATTCCTGCCCCAACGACGACCGCCAACACCCAACACACTGCCTACCCCGACGGCGCAGTGATTGAGTACAACGCCGACACCGGCGCACTGAAAGCCACCGGCATTAAAACCGCCACCCTTGACGCGGGCAAATCCATCCACGCCACCGCGCCAGAAATCACCTGTAGCGCCTCAGTCAAAATCACGCTGGATACGCCCATTGTGGAATGCACCAAGCATCTGATTACCGCCACCTTAGAAGTTAAAAAAGGCGGCCAGATGAGCGGCGATATTGAGCACACCGGCGGCGCGTTCTCATCCAATGGCGTGGTGATTGATAGCCATGACCACGGCGGCGTGCAACGCGGTGGCAGTAGCACGGATGGGCCAAAAAAATGATGTATTTAGGCATGAACGCCCAAACGGGACGGCGCATTACCGATATGGATCATATTACCCAGTCAATTACCGACATTGTGACCACGCAGGTCACTACTCGGTGTATGCGGCGCGGCTATGGCTCTTTGTTGTCAGACCTGATAGACGACCCGCAGAACCCGCTGTTGCGATTGAAAGCCATGTCAGCCGCTTACAGTGCGATCATGCGTTGGGAGCCGCGCATCGTGCTCACCCGCGTGATATTAGCGGAACCGAAAACGGGGAAAATGACACTGGAACTTCACGGCCAGCGCACCGATCTGGCTGACACCTTTAATCTGACGATCCTGATTGGGGGTGATGCATGAACGTGATTGACCTGTCCCAGTTGCCCGCCCCTTTGGTGGTTGAATCACGGGATTATGAAATCCTGCTGGCCGAACGAAAGGCGGCCTTTATTGCCTTGTATCCCCTTGAGGAACGGGACGCCGTCATGCAAACGCTGGCCCTTGAATCAGAACCCATCACCAAGTTATTGCAGGAAAGTACCTACCGTGAGCTGGTATTGCGCCAGCGGATTAATGAGGCGGCACAGGCGGTGATGGTGGCCTATGCCAACAGTAGCGATCTGGATCAGTTGGGGGCCAATAATAATGTCAGTCGCCTGGTCATTACTCCGGCCAACAATCAGGGCATTCCGCCGGTAGCGGCAGTAATGGAATCCGACACGGATTTTCGTCTGCGTATTCCGCAAGCCTTTGAAGCCCTAAGCGTCGCAGGGCCGACCGGAGCCTATGAGGCCCACGCCCGCAGCGCTGACGGTCGAGTGGCTGATGCCTCGGCGCTGAGTCCGTCACCGGCTTGTGTCACCATCACCGTGCTGGCGCGGGCGGGAAATGGCGAAGCCTCGCCGGAACTGCTCGACATTGTTCGCACCGCGCTGAATGACGAGGACGTGCGGCCGGTGGCTGACCGCGTCACCGTGCAGTCAGCGGCGATTATCGATTACCAAATTGACGCCGTGCTCTATATCTATCCGGGGCCGGAAGCCGAACCGGTGCGCGCCGCCGCGCAGGTGAAACTGGAGACGTATATCAATACCCAGCGCCGCCTTGGTCGCGATATCCGCACATCAGCCATTTATGCCGCGCTGCATGTTGAAGGGGTGCAACGTGTCGAATTGAATACACCGGCGGCTGACGTGGTGCTCGACAAAACGCAGGCCGCCTACTGCATCAGCGCCGTGCTGACGGTCGGGGGAACCGATGAATAACCGCCTGCTACCGGCAGGATCATCCCCGCTGGAAATGGCCGCCGCTCAGGCTTGCGCGCAGTTGGGTGACGTGCCGGTACCCCTGCGCCAGTTATGGAATGCTGACCTGTGTCCGCTGCCCCTGTTGCCCTATCTGGCATGGGCCTGGTCGGTTGATCGCTGGGATGAAAGCTGGCCGGAAGCGACCAAACGCGCGGTAGTGAAATCCTCGGCTTACGTACACAAACGCAAGGGCACCATCGGCGCATTGCGTCGTGTGGTTGAGCCGCTCGGCTACCTTATCCGCGTAATTGAATGGTGGAAAACCGGCGAAACGCCCGGCACCTTTCGGTTGGATGTCGGGGTGCTGGAAACCGGCATTACTGACGAAATGTATTTTGAGCTGGAACGGCTGATTGATGATGCCAAGCCATGCAGTCGCCATCTGATTGGCCTCTCCATCAATCTGGATGTGTCCGGCGCAATCCCCGTCAGCGTTGCCTGCTACGACGGTGACGAGCTGACCGTTTACCCCTATTTACCTGAAACGATTACTGTGACCGGCCAGAGTTACACCGGCGGCGCACTTCACATTATTGACAGCCTGAGCGTGAACCCATGACAACAAAATTCTTTGCTGTACTCACCAATTTAGGGGCGGCCAAACTGGCGAATGCAACAGCCCTCGGCACCCAGTTACAAATCACCCAGATGGCCGTTGGGGATGGCGGCGGCACATTGCCACTACCGAACGCCGCACAAACGCAACTGATTGGCGAAAAACGCCGCGCGGCGCTGAACTCATTAAGTATTGATGCCGCCAACAGTAGCCAGATTATTGCGGAACAGGTTATTCCTGAAACAGAGGGCGGTTGGTGGATACGTGAAATTGGGTTGTTGGATAAAGACGGTGTCTTAATTGCCATTGCCAACTGCCCGGAAACCTATAAACCCCAGCTGCAGGAAGGCAGTGGCCGCACACAAACCGTGCGTATGGTATTGATTGTGAGCAGCACCGACGCGGTCACGTTAAAAATTGATCCCTCGGTGGTATTAGCCACGCGCAAGTATGTTGACGACCAGGTGATTATCGTAAAAGCCTATGCTGATAATCTGTTAGTGGAGCATGAGAAGTCACGCGATCATCCCGATGCATCGTTAACTGCCAAAGGTTTTGCAAAATATAGCAGTGCCATTGACAGCAATAGCGAAGTGTTGGCCGCTACACCAAAGGCCGTCAAGACGGTAAGTGATGCCGCCCTAAAAACTGCCAACAATCTTTCTGAAATTGCCGCCGCTGGTGCAACAGCGGTTGCCTCCACTCTTGCCAACCTTGGTTTAAGTGACTTTGCGAATATGACGGATGTTCGCAAGTTGATTGACGCGGCTTTCCCTATTGGGGTGCCGATACCATACCCTGTTGCCGCAATTCCTGAAACAGCAATGGGGGTCGTATTCTTTAAAATGAATGGCGGCACTTTCAGTACCACGACCTATCCAAAGCTGGCCCTTAAATATCCCACAGGGGTATTGCCTGATATGCGTGGTGAGTTTATGCGCGGTTGGGACGATGGACGAGGAGTAGACAGTGGTCGAGTCATACTAAGCGCGCAGGCATCGACATGGATTCAGCCCAACATCGAAACCAGTCCGGCAGCAACAACGATTGTTGTGGGTAATACTGACGGTGTGATTAACCCTGGCGCAATAGGCGGAGTATCAGGTATAGGTGGCGGTACAGGTTCTGGTTCGCGCGTAAGTTACTACATTCGCCCCCGTAACCTGGCATTTAACTACATTGTGAGAGCAGCATAATGACGATTCAATTTGATAAAGATGGCTATGCGACAAGCACCGGAACCGTCATTGTGCATAATGCCATGCCGGATACCGGTGAATATATTGGTTCAAGTGATGAGCTTATAAATATAGGGCAAGGCTTGCCAGCCCACGCTTATTTAGACTCGCCACCTAGCCCCAAAAAGGGGTTTGTTATTTGCCGCACGTCCGACCAATCAGCATGGGGATATGTGGCAGACCACCGGGGTGAGGTTCGCTATAGCACAGTAACGGGGGGTTCATTTGCCGTAAGTCAAATTGGTAATTATCCAGACGACTCGACTGACAAGGCACCCACGACCCAGTTTGACAAATGGGACGGCGCACAGTGGGCCACAGATGCTGATGCTGTAGCATCTATAGCCAGAAAATACCGTGACGCCTTAATCATGGCGACAGACTCCCTGATGCTCAATGATTATTGCGTTGATGATACTCCGCTAACAGCAGAGCAGCGCACCGAGCTAACAGAAACCCGCGCCGCATATCGTGCGTGGCCGACGCAAGAAAACTGGCCGCTGATTGAGTTACCCGAACTGCCGCAATGGATTTTGATTGAGGCGGTAAATCAGGGGTATCGGGTACCAGTCTGGCCGCAAGAGGTTTAATAAAAAAGCCCGTTAATCCTCGCGGGCTGACTTTATTAAACGCTGTAATTTACATATCGCATCACAAAAGACACCAGTAAAAAAATAAATCCCACTCCCGCTATTGGGCCCTTTTCTGTTTTTGTTAGGAATGTAGCCGTACTACGAAAGAATACCCCGCCGACACCGAAAGAAACAATAACTGAGAGAAGCAACTCAACTAAAAATATAGAAGGTGCAGCTATCAACAGTAAATAGATGGTCATAAGTAATATATCTACTGCAATCGGAAATCCTTTACCATACACAATTGAAAATCGCATGACGCCAAAAGCACAGAGAAGCATAATTACGGAAATAATCACACGTTTAATACTACTCACAGCTCTCTTCCATACACGTGATATATCTCTATCCACGTTACTTTGAACACCAAGGAAATACTCTCCGAGTCGTATATTAATTTTCTTTCGCCACAATATTGGCATGAAATAATCCCATCCCATAAAAATTGATGCTAACATTTGAAAATACAGTATCGTTAACTCACTAAATTGCATTAAATACCCCTTTTTTAACCTTTAGTATGAGCCCACTTTATTAATATTTCGTCATTAATTATCATACAAAAATCCAGCACCTCTTTATATGCAATTAGATACCATAGCATTTACATCATATCTAAATATCGTATTTTATATTAATTCCATTGATATAAATCAATAGTCCCTAATTTCACATTGAAATCATCACTTGCATAGCAAGCTACTAGTGTGGTTACGTTACTAGATGTATGTTACCTATCAATTTCAAAGTAAATAATCATTGCAAAAATCATAGTTTGCGTTTAAAAAACTCTCATCAAAAATTTCCTAACCTCAAAAAATGAAGAAAACAAGCGATACACCTTTATCTACCTCAGATACGTCAGATACGTCAGATACGTCAGAACCAGCTGAAAAACCAACTAACGAGAATGAAAAGAATTTCTCTGACTACTTCACCGACCAACATGTTTTTTTGGTTTTTTTAGTATTAGTTATTTTTGGAGTTATTTTTTTTACATCTGATAGGGACTTAGGAACTTTTGGAGATTTCTTCGGTGGGACATTAAACCCGATACTAACCTTCATTTCGGTTATATTTTTAATTAATACAATGAGAATTCAACAAAAAGAACTATCCATTACAAGAGATGATTTAACGCTTACAAGGCAAGAGTATAAAAAAACGTCACAAGCTTTAAATACTCAGGCAATAGAAAATAGATTCTTTAATATTTTAAAAGTTCATAATGATATTGTTTTAAACCTGAATCTTTATGCTCATAATAAAAATCTTGATTACAATGGAGTTAAGACATTCGATTATATTATTCATCGATTGAATAATTCCAGTCATTCCATCTCTAATCAATCTCAAGCAGCTAACACCTTACAAAATTATAAAAAAATACAAGAAAGTGAAAACCACATTCTTGGTCAATATTTTAGAAATCTTTATCAAGCATTAAAGTTAATTAATGGCTACGATAATGAAGAACTGCCGCTTTCTGAAAAAAAGAAATACAGTAGTATTCTGAGAGCTCAACTGTCAACAAAAGAACTGGCTATTTTATTTTTAAATTGCCTTGATGATATCTGCGATAGAGGTCAATTCAAAAATCTTCTTATACAATACTCAATGCTTGAACACTTGCCCATACAGCAGCAGGATGAAAATACATTTTTATTAGCAAATGAAGTCATTGTTTCAGGCGAAATGATTTCTCAATATAAAGAAAGGAAGATAATTTCTAAGATTATTCTAACTAAAATTTATGGTGGGGCATTTGGTACAAATCCAGGAGTTCCCTACAATTATAAAACTATAAAGTAGTATTATTATCGGGGCTCTGTACTTGGTCTCGATAATAAATGTCTATATTACTTTTTGTAATTTAAAGTCACATCAGCCAGCATTTCGCGCAAATCTTCGCTGACCTTTTCCAGACTGAGTGAAAACTCAATTTTTCGCGCCTTGCCGTCCTTAAAAAACTCGGTACGGGTTTCGCTGATGCCGGTAATCACAAACATGCCATAAATCCCGCCAGTGCCCTCTATCAGTGGATAGGCTTTGCCGGTGTAAGCCATGGTGCGCAGTGCGGCCAGCGACACATCACCGCCGGTCACTTCTGGGTACAGCGTCCCACCGAGGGTGATTTTATCTTCACCGGGGCCAATGTATTGATAGCGTGGCGACTTCCCTACCCGACTGTTATTGACGTGCCTGAAGGTGCTTTCCTGCCCCAGATTCTGATATGGCGCAGTGCGCAGTTCAAATACAAACAACCCGAAAACCATCATCATAATCGCTACTCCCTGTCTGTCAGTGTGGAACGGCGGCGGGATTCTTTCTGGCGCTGTAGTGTGGCGATTTTGTCATACAGCATATTGACCAGTTTAGTTTCGTCTATGTTGGTCGCCTGCTGGCCTTCCAGCTTGATCGTGATGTCGTAGCGATCCCCTTCATAGGAAATCGGGCCGCTGTTTCGTTGTGCGCTAAGCAGTTTTCTCGCCAGCTGTGGCATATCACCGGCCAGTGATAACGCGTCAAAATCATTACCTGGTGCGATCATATCTCGCGTGCGGGCCAGCATATCGCTGGCGTTTTGCTGCATTCTTGCCAACAGGCCGGGCTGCGCCGCTGCTTTTGTCGGGGCGGATAAATATGGCGAGGCCAACGGCAGATAATCCGGCACATTCTTAAACACAATATCGCCCAGTTTATCCCGCGCGTTATCCGCCGCTGTCGTCACTGGCGAACTGCTGCCGAGGCCATCTCCGCTGCCCTTTTTCTTTTTACTGCGGTCAACGGCACCGTAAATCGACGGGGCCGCCGTGGGGGCATTGGCAATCGGTGATGCTGCCGCGTTTGCCATGGCGCTGCTGTTTCCGGCGACTGGCTTGTCAGGACTCCACGACCAGGCGGATTTTGCTGCCACCATTTTTTTCAGTACCGGATCCCATTCATACATCACCGGCGCTTTTGGCCCATTCATTGCCGCCACCGCACCGCTGGCCGCATCCGCCGCCTTCGGAATAGCGCCCAGTTTTTCCAGTAACCAGCCCAGCCCTTTGGCAAGCTGTTCTACCGGCCAAAACAGCCCGCTAATGACCATGCCGACCACCTCACCAAAGGTTTTACCGGCATTGGTGGCTGCTTCCAGCGAGGCTTTCGACGACTCAACCGGCGAAAGCAACTGGGTAAACCAGTTCCACACCCGACCAATCGCACTGCCAATGGCATCAAATATTGGGGACAGCGGCGCAAAGGCCGCCTTCACTGGCTGTAATCCTTCCACTAATCCGGTAAAGAACCCACTGAAAAACGCCTGTATCGGCTGCCAGTATTTGTAAATCAGCACCCCCGCCCCAACCACCGCCGCCACCAATAGCCCGACGGGACTTAATACCAGCCCCACCGCCGACCCCAACGCGCCAAACACCGTGCCGCCAATGCTGCCCAACAGGCGTAACGGTGAGGTCGCCACCCATTTCAGCATATTGCCGAGTCGCGCAAGCATCACGCCCGGCTGACTAAAGGCGGCAGACATTGCCGCACCGGCGCGGCCGGAGGCATTGGAAAGTGCCATCTGCGCATTAGAGCCGAGCAATGCCATTTTCGACCGCAAGCCGCCCAGCGCAGAACCGGCCACGCTGGCACTGGTACGCCAGGACAATAGCGCCGGAGACACCCGTAATAAATTGGGTACCAGCCGACTGATCCCGCCGGTTAGCCAGCTAAATTTCGGCAGCAATAAACCTAAACCGCCGTTACCGGCCAGTAGTGAAAATCCCAGCCGTAGCGCCAGCATCGGCCCCAATAAGGCCGCCGCTGCCAGCGCTAACACGCCCAGCGTGATAGTGGCAATCGACAATGTCGCCACCACTTTCATGATGGTGCCTGCCAGTTTGGGGTTGGCTTCCACCCAGCGACGCACGCCGCCAATCATGTTTTTTAAGGTGTCGACCACTTCCAACATCGGCGCGCGCAGGGTTTCACCCATCGAACTAAGGGCGTTACCGCCGCCGGTTTTTAACAACTGCAATTGCGCTGAAATAGAGTCTTTATCAATATCAGACTCTTTTTGCATCGAACCTTTAGCGCCTGCCGAACTGGTCAGGGCGAGCTGCCTGTCCAGTTCATCAATATTGTTCACCAGCTTGGCGGCATCTTTACCAAAATCCTTGCCAAATAACTGAGTGAGAACCCGCAGCCGGTCAACGTCAGGCAGCTTCTTAACTGCGCCCAACACTTCGCGAAGGGTGCCCATGGCATCGACCGACATCGCTTTTTCAATCTTTTTCTCATCCATGCCCAGCGCATCCAGCCCGGCGAGAAACTTATCGCTTTGCATGGTGGCAATCGACAGTTCTCGCACCATGGCATTAGCGGCACTGGCGGCAATTTCAGACTGTGCGCCCAATGACAGGAATGTGGAACCCAGCGCGGCCGCCTGCTTGTAGTTGAGCCGGTCAGCCACGCCGCCCATGCGTTGCAGCACATCAATGATATCCGCGCCTTTTGACTGGGCGTTATCATCCAGATAGTTCAGGGCATCACCCAACTGCTCAATATCTTTGGTCGGGATCTTGTACAGCCCGGAGATTTTACCGAGGCTTTCTGCCAATTCACCGGCGGGCAGTTCAAAGGCTTTGGATGCCTTGGCGGAGACATTGGCAAAATCCAACAGTTCTTTTTTCTGTTGCGCCCAGTCCGCGCCCTCGGTTGCCACGCCCATGCGTGCGCCACCTTCGACCAGTGCAGCAAAATCCGCTGCACCCCCCGGCAAGGGCGCTTGCTCGGCTGCGTCTTTAATGGCGTTTTGCATTTCATAAAATTGTGCGGTGCGCTGGCCGTTATCATCACGCAGGCCATTAACCTGTTTCGCCACCCCTTTCATGGCATCTTCCATGCCGGTGTAACTTTTCAGCGCCAGCGCCACCGGAGCCGCCATCACTGCACCAGTAGCGAGTGCCGTCATTCCGCCGGATTGCAACTTGCCGCGCAACTCTTGCCCGCGATCGTAACTGGCACGCGCAGCCGCCACGCGTTTTAGCCGCTGCTCTTGCAGTTGCAACTGGCGGTTATATTGGACGGTGCGCTGGGTGATTTGCTCGGTGGCGGTGCTATTACTGGCAACGGATACACCGTGCTGGTAAAGACTGGCGCGCAGTTCAGCCAGTCGCCGCACTTCAACGGTCTGTTTTTCCTGCAACTTCCCCAGACGGCTATCCCACTTTTGTACAGCGGCGATCTGCTTCTGGGTAGGATTATCGAGGGATTTAACCGCATCAGAGGCCCGGCGCAATTTCTCAATACGGGCGGCGGCTTTATTGCTGGATTCGGCCAGCTTGTCGAAACTGGCGGCTTGCTTGGGTAAATCGCGCAGATTGTCGCGCGTGGCTTTGATTTGTCGGCCCAACGCGGCGGTACTTTTTTGGGCGGCATTAAAAGGTTGAGTCAGGTTATTGACCGCCCCTAAAGCCACTTTTATCGATAGGTTGCGGTCAGTCATGACTTATTCTTCCGTGGTTCCCCAGCGTACCGCAGCGCGCTCACGCCAGGCTAAAAGGTCGGGCACGGTCATTGCCCAGAGATCGGACAATGACCAGTGAAAAACAACAGCGATATCAGCGATCACCTCTTCTATTTGGTTAAATCCAAATTCGTAGCTGATGTTTCCGCTGGCGTCGGTTCCGCCTCCGAGGCTGGTTGTAAAAAAGTAGCCACTTCCTGCGACAACTGGGCAAAATCCCAGGTATCCATCGAGATAATTTCTACTTCAGTCAGCGCCGGGGAGGTCACACGCGGCAACAATTTAATCAACGAATCCACATCACTGGTCATGATGCTGTACAGCTTCAAACCACGCAGGGAGCCGGCTTGTTTCAGCGCGCCTGTCAAAGAAACCTCGTTGATCACCGTCTTGCCGCGCTTGATGGGTGTTTGTAAAACAACAGTATTCGACATAAATAAATTCCCAGATTAGAGGCCAATATTGGCGCGGTGTTTTTCCATCATATCCACGCCGTTTACGCGGTAGATCATGTTCAGGACATCCAACTCTAAAAGCTCTTCGTTGTTGGCGGTGATCTTGCAATAGGTGTTTTTCAGCGTGTATTTATGGCTGGTATCATCACCCTGTTTCGCGCTGCCGGGATCGTGCTCGGTGTAACGGCCGCGCGTCTGGATTTCCAGCGGGATAGCCTCGCCGGTATCCTCCGCCTGATAGGAGCCAGCAAAACGGAACTGCACCCCGTCAGCAGTAGGCGTGCCCCACAATTTCAGTAATTCAGGGGCCAGCCCACCGAGGGTTAATTCCATATCCAGCGCCCCCGCCTCAAAGCCGAGATCCACCGCGACTGAGCCGGGCATCCCCGCGCCCTGATAATCTTCTGTCTTGATAGTCAGCTTTGGCGGTGTCAGTTCCGAGGCTTGCCCCAGATAGCTGGCACCATTGACATAGACGTTGAAATACTTAAGTTTTCTTGGCAATGCCATAGTGATAACCCTTAGCTATTGACGGCATTCGCAAAATCCGCGAAATATTCGTCGGTGAATTCCTGAATTAACCCCAGATTTTCCAACGGCGGCACTGGGGTGTAGTTGTAGCGAATGGTCAACTTGCCGAGCTTCAGCGTGTCGGTGGTATTACTGTCCATGTCATACCAGCACCGCGCACCCAACAGCCGACCGGCGGTGACGTAGGACGACAATTTGCGGTTGATACCGTCGATAACATCTTTCGCCAGTGATGGCGTTAACGGCTTGTCGATATAGTAGAAATGGGCTTCCGCAATGGTATCTAGCAGGATTTGCGCGGTGCGGGTGTAGCTCTCGAAAATAAAGACTTCTTCCTCACAGGTGCGGGAACCCCAGAAGCGAAAGCCTTTTTGCTTGATCAGCGTGGTGATGTGGTTGCTGTTCAGCTCGTCGGCGTCGGTGTCTTTGCCTTGCAGGGAAAAATAGATATCAACCGAGGTGCCCAGTACCCCATCGACCGCCACGTTAGACAGGGTTTTATGCCAGCCGATATCCGCGTCAATCTTGGCACGCAGCCCTAGCGCATAAGCCGGTGCGGGCACCACAACATTGCTTCCTGTCTCGCTGTCATAGGCCAGCCAGTCGGGATAAATCACCATCACTTCCCGCTGAATAAAGTTCTTACGGTAAAGTTTGGCATCGCTAATGGTTTTGCAGCCGTTGGCGCTGATATAAGCAAACGCCTTCAGTTCGCGGGCAAAAATAGCTATCTGGTTAGCCACCGGCAGTGTATCTAACCCCGGCGCGCCAATAATGCGCGGCTTCACACCGACCCGCATTTCAGCAACCAGCAAGGCATAAAGACCGGTATAAAGTCCGTTCTCATCCACGCCGCCAATCACATTGGCTTCGGTGCTTTTTTCGCCCTCATCTGTGCCGCCTTCCGCCACGCGAATGACCACCGTTTGCGGGCTGGCTTGGTCAGAAATGGCTTTCAGGGTTTGGCGCAATGTGCCGGTTTTCCCTGCTTTGCCGAGGAAGTTTTTAACCCGCGTCAGTAATACCGGCGTATTCAGCGGAAAGGTCACGGCGTCAGCGTCGTCCGCCGTACAGACCACACCAATCACGGCGGAGTCGATATCGTTAATGATGGTCGATGTGTCAGTGGTTTCCTCACTGCTCACACCGTGGTGATAATTTGTTGCCATGGGGGTACGCTCCGAAAAGGATTAATCCTTGCCGAAATCATCAACCAACCTCGCGCGTAAATCACCGCTTGCCTGTTGTATCAGAGCTGACACAGTAAACAGCGGTTTGTCCGCATCCCGTTTCCCCGCAAAATTACCCCATGCAATTACTCTCGGACGACCTCACCCCACGACCTGCCTTTGATATCAAAATAGGCGGCAAAACTCAGACCACGGTTAACGACCGGTTGATCAGCTTAACGCTAACCGATAACCGTGGATTTGAAGCCGATATGCTGGAACTGGTCATTGACGACGCAGACCAGAAAGTCGCCCTGCCAAAACGTGGGGCGCAGATTGATATTGCGCTCGGCTGGAAAGGTGAACCGCTTATTAATAAAGGCCGCTTCACGGTGGATGAAATCAGCCACACCGGCCCGCCGGATCAGTTGATTATCACCGCCCGCAGCGCGGATTTTCGCGACACCTTTAATGTGAAACGAGAATACAGCTGGCACGACATCACTGTCGGTAAAGTGGTTGCCAGCATTGCATCGCGTTATGACCTGAAAGCGGGCGTCAGTGAGGATTTAGGCCAGATAGAAATTGACCACGCCGACCAGACTAGCGAGTCAGATATCAGTTTTTTAACCCGCATGGCGGAGAAACTGGGCGCAATTACCACCATTAAAAACGGCATGCTGTTATTTATGCATCCGGGGCGCGCGGTATCGCAAAGCGGCAAGCTGTTACCGGCCATTACCATCACCCGCGCCAGTGGTGACAAACACAGCTTTCGGGTGGCTGACCGTGACGCCTACACCGGCGTTACCGCCTACTGGCTGGATCTCAATTACGGCAAGCCGCAAAAAACCAGTGTTCGCCGCAAGCGGAAAACCGCAACACCGCCGAAAGTCAAAACCCCGGCCTCCAGTAGCAAAGAGGGAAATTATCTGGAAGGTGTCGAGGGGAATGTTTTTGTGATGCGGGAAACATTCAAGACAGAACGGGCAGCACGTCGCGCAGCTGCCGCGCGCTGGTCGAAACTGCAACGCGGTGCGGCTGAATTTACCATGACACTGGCGCGCGGTCGTGCTGATTTATTCCCAGAACTGCCCGCCGTGATGCAGGGATTTAAGCCAGAGATTGATCAGGCAGATTGGATAATTACCCAGGTCACACACACCATTGGTGATAATGGTTTTACGACCGCGCTTAATTTTGAAGTGAAAATATCCAGTTGGGATATGGCCGGAGAAGAAACAGAGGAAAAGAATTTGGGGAATGAATAGGTTATACTTTAGCCAAGCACGAAAAAGGTTGGAGTTATTATCATGATGTCATGCCCACAATGTGGTGCCGTCACCCGCACCCGTACCAGCAGAATGATAACCGTCAATACCAAAGAGAATTATCACCAATGCCAGAACCTGTTATGCAGCTGTACGTTTACCACACTGCAATCAGTCGATAAAATCCTGTCTCAACCCAGCCGCAATAATACCGCCACCCTACCCCGTGATTTGTTTTTGCCTGGGCATTTGGGTGATGACCAGTTTGATTTAGCGTTTTAATACTTAACCGTTTTCAATCAGCCTGCCGTGTGCAGGCTTTTTTGTCTGCTCTCTCTTTTGTTTTTCGCTCAGATTCATCCTGTAAGCCGTTTGAAATGTATTCTATTAATGCATAGAGATACAGTGCGGCTATAGATATGAGCCCGTAGTAACACTGATCAGAGACATCATGTGTTAAGAATTTAAACCAGCAATAACCACTTATTATTAATAAAATATTTCCAAGCAAGCTACATAGTTCATCCAATATCTCATATAGAGAGAAACTTCTATTTAAATTCCATTTAATACACATCAGCTTGAATATCAAAGCGAAAGTAAATACTAGACCTACTAGGGCTATAAAAATAATGTTACTACCTACCATTGACTTGAACATTTCGCTAGATCCACTTTCCCCGTCCAAAAAGAATGCAATACAAGGGAAAAAAAATCCAAAGATGACAAGATAGACAACTATTTTTACTCTCTTTTTGTACAGAGTTTTTGCTAAACAAACTAAATGCTGAGTCCCTTTGCCTAATCCTGAAAATTCCAT